TTGGGTGGTAATGTCTGGGCATGGGGTTTGACCTCTACCAATACGGTACGACCATCCCTGAACTTTATCAAGAAATCCATGAAGTACCGGTGAATTCGCTTGTCAGTCTCGCATAAGTATGGTATAATGACTTCTTCGGAGTTCCACTTAACTACCTGTGCGGAATCGTCACACCACTTCATAACGTGCCTTTCCCACATACTTCGATACTGTACCTTGGTATGGTCACCTAGATACTTATCTTTATTCGAAGGTTTGTATCTTCCCTTGTAAGTTTTCATATAAATAGATCTATAGAATTTCAGATAAACCTATTTATGGAATAGTTAAATGCTAGATAAATTAAAGACAAAAGCACAACAAAAAGCGGATGAACTAAAAGCAGGTGTTACTGGTTCCTATGAAGTAGGTGCCACCGCCCCCAATACACCTGAAGTCGCATCATCTAGTCAGAGGTTATCATACCCTTTAGATGATGCCGACTATAAAGCAAGGGTTATCTTTAGTGTGCTTGCCACAGAGTCTACTGGTGTTGATGATAGTTTCACTCAACTAGCAGAATCCGCAGATTCTAAAGCAAATGCAATCAAAACACAGATCCAAGAAAAGGTTGATGAGGCAAAGGCAAATTCAAAGAATGGGGAACTTCGCCAGTCTGATATCGATGACATTGAGACACTAGTTGCCGAGGGTAAACAACTCAAAGAACAACAAGCAAAATTCGAAGGTCTATCGAAACAAACTAACACCAAGACATCTATTGAAGATGCAGGTGCGCGTATATCATTATACCTACCGATGGGTCTTGCGTTTCGAGACAACGTAACCTATGAGAACTTCGATCTAGGTGTTGTTGGGGGTGCAATGGCACAGGGAGCAGGTATAGCATCTGCTATGACGGATGGCATTGGTTCATTCATTGGTGGACTAAAAGGGCCCGGTGGACGAGATCTTGCCAAACTAGCAGGTGTTCAACTCGCCAAACAAGCAGGTTCATTTGGCGCAGAAGCACAAGCGGCATTGAAAATTCAGGGTGGAGTAACACTAAACCCTAACTCGCGTATTATGTTCAAGCAACCTAACATACGAGAGTTCGCATTCGCATTCAAGTTTATCGCAAGGTCGGCAGATGAACAAAAGTCAGTCAATCAAATCATTAAGACATTCCGTACTGAACTATACCCTTCTAGTATTACTTCTCAAATTGGTGGACAAACTATCTCATTGGGTTATAACTTCCCAAAGAAATTCCAACTCGCATTCGAATATGATGGAGGAGAGATCCCCGGACTTGCCAAGATTAAACCTTGTTATCTCCGTGACGTATCCACTACATTCAACTCATCACAAATGGCAATGCACAAAGATGGTAACTTCATGGAAGTCGATATGACTCTGAGTTTCCAAGAGACTGCCGCATTGACCCAATCAGATATTAAGGACGGATTTTAATGTCATACTTTAAGAACTTCCCACCTGCTCTATACAGGTTTGGTGACGAACAATCTTTCGCACTTACGACTAACTTGTCCCAGTATGTGGATCTGATTGATCAGGTGAAGGTCAATGCTATTTTCCTTCAGGACTATATTATTCCTGTCAACGAGAGACCCGATCAAGTATCATTTAAAATCTATGGTACTACTGACCACTACTGGACATTGTTTCTGGCAAACGATCATATCAGAGAGAATGGTTGGCCGTTAACTCTACATGAAGTAGACACTGCCGCGATTAAACGATATCCGCACAGGCAGGTTACTGTAAAGATTAAACAACAAGATGTCGTGGACTACTACGATGATGATAACAAACCAATCTTTAGAACTAAACTTGTAGGTACTTCACCTGATCAGTTTCAGATTGGTTCTAAGGTTACTGGTAACGTCTCTGGTACTCAGGGTATCATACTAAAACGTGATCTTTCATTAGGTACCTTTATAATTGATACTATTAATGTGTCTAACCTATCTGAGATTGTTGAACAAGTGGTCGTTCCTAACGGTAATGGTATTGTTGTTTTAGAAAGAACAGATGCTAACGAGGCAGAGACATTTGACTTACCATTCCAGTGGGCGTTACTAAAGGATGATGTTCCTGTTAACGTAACAAAGACACTAGATCCCTTTAAACGTAAGGCAACAATAAGCGGTATACCGTTTAGTCCTACTTCAGTATATAAATTGTCTTACTGGTTAAGTACCAAGAACTTGACAGACGGTAAGTTTACTGCGAACGAAGAACTATCCTATCGTAACCCAGATGGATTCGATACTTCAATGATCGTTGAGTCTGATGTTGAACAATATAAAGGTACTCATCACTACGAAGATGCGACTGGTGCATGGGTGGATATTGATCCGCTATCTCAGACGATACCTTCGGGTGCGGTAAAAGTGACTTTCCTAGACAACCTACGAAAGAACAACGAGAAGTTGAGACAAATTAAGATACTAAAACCTTCTTCTATTAAAGGTTTGGTGAATGAGTTCGCAAAAGTAATGAGTGAATAATGGAAAGACAATCCCAGTTTAAATACAAGGTAGCAGAGATTACGTCCGATAGGATGGGTGATCAGTTTACCTTGGATGTTCGTCCATTGATTGTTGAACTCGTGTTCTTCGAATCTTTGGATAAACCATATGTGACAGGACAGATTGCGATCTCTGATGATCAAGCAATCTTTGATAGTATTACATTCTCTGGTACAGAAAGAATTAATATCCAAATGACAAGTGAGTTGTCTGCTAGTGAGAATGAAGATGTTGTTATGGATAGAAGTTTTATTCTAACAGGCATTGATACTATTGTCAAGTCATCTAACTCTGGTTCTTCTTCGATCTATGTGTTCTCCTTTATGGACGAACACGCAATGATCAGCAAGACCAAGAACATCTCTCGTTCAGTAAAGGATGATCTCAACACCGAGATCCTAAAGTTATGTGGTAATGAGTGTGGTGCTGATGTTGATATGTCTTATGCGTCTGAGTCTGTCCAAGGTAACTTCCGTGGTATCATACCCTATATGCATCCATTAGAAGCGGCATCATGGTTGTGCGGTAAAGCAACAACTAACCTTGGTATGCCATTCTTCTTATATGGTACTGCGTTTGACAAGAACATACGACTTGGGTCTCTGGATAAGATGTTGGAACAACCTGCTTGGAATGAAGATATACCATTCCTGTTCTCTCCTGCCAATACACAGGCACAAGAGTTGACTGGCAGTCCTACGTCACAGTACTTCCAAGTACAGAGTATGAAGTCTACGTCATTACAGAATACATTTAAACAACTACAGACAGGTGGTATTGGTTCAAGATATACTGTTACTGATATATCTAACGGACGTAACACTTCTCAGCATTTTAGTATAGACCGCATGATTGATCAAGCACATGAGGTAGGTCTTATTGATAAGACCAAACAGAACATATATGATCCCGAATATAAGACTCCTGACTTTGATGTTGTTAATATCTCTGGTGATCATCTACATGACACAGACGCACAGATATTCCACAATGTAGTTTCTCGTGGAGTATATGGTGATAAGAAGTCTTTACACGACGAAGTAAGTCCTGCTATGTTTCTCAAGAAGATAGAGAATCTGGCATACCGTAATGCAATCTACAAGAATATGATTGACGTTACATTACCGGGCCCGGGATTCATTAAGTCTGGTGGTACTGTCGGTGACAAGATTAAGATCAATGTATTGAATGATGATAACGGTAAGGATGGTGGACTTGATAGACTGAGGAGTGGTGATTTCCTTGTTTACAATACAAGACATACCTTTAAGAACACTCGTCACGATGTGGCACTTACCGTGTTCAAATTAGAGAAGGGATCAAAATGATTAAGTATTATGGAGACAAGACACGATGGTTCGTGGGCGATGTCATTGACGGAACACCCCCTTATGGTTATGAAGGTAGAGTACGAGTGCGCATACACGGTGTACATAATCCGTCTGCACGTCAAATAGCACAGAACGATCTACCTTGGGCACAGGTTGTATTGCCTACTACCGAAGGTGGTGTGTCTGGTTTGGGCACTACTCCAAGAATAGAAGCAGGGGCACTAGTCTTTGGTTTCTTTATGGACGGAAAACAATCTCAGGTTCCTTTGATCCTTGGGTCAATACCTCGTACCGAATACCCTAGTCCAGTACAGAAATCTGTTGCATATCAAGATCTAACCGAAAGAACTGATCCTAACGTAGAGTTCTACAATATATCAAAATCAGGTATCAATGAGAAGGATCCTTCTCTTGGTAATGAATTGTCTATGCAACCTATCACAGAAGTGATGGCAAAGTATCGTAGAGATATTGCTGTAAGATTCTTTTTGTCAAATGGTTACACAATCAAGCAGTCGTGTGCTATCGTGGGTATTATGGCAGAGACAAATCCTACATTCAATACTACTTATGAGAATGCAGGTGGTACTGGATTGATGGGATGGAGCGACATAAGATTAACTCGACTCAAACAGTTTAGCACATCTTGGATGTATTTTAGCGTACAACTTTCCTTCATTATGTTTGAACTAAATACTACAAAAGTAGATGCAAACGTTCGTATACTTAACTCTGATGTTATTGATAAGAGTAAAGGTAAGTCTTTAGGTGAGATACTTTCTAGATTCTATGCTCCTATTGTAAACGATTATAGTTCCCAAGTCAAGAGAGTATATGAAATATATGCTAATAAGGTATAACGATGTCTAAGATAGATACAATCAATGCTAAACTTGCCGCCAATGCCAAACAGGTCGGAGCAGAGTCGCACACTGGTAATATTTTACAAGCGGCAAAGAACGCTACCGAAGTAAAGAAAGCAAACACGTTGACCGTGCTTGGTAGTGATGTGGGTGTGGTGACGAATGGTTATCAGAGTTTAGACAACTGTCCTATTAGTCAGACCGATCCAAGCAAACTATTAAACAATGTATTATCAGGTGATACCTCTAGTAAGTTGACTCAGGTGATGCCTAGTGCTACTGCATTCCCTAGTACTGATCCTGCCGCATTCAAGGTAAAGACACTGGGTGCCGCGACTACCTCAATGGTAGCACAGGTTATCCAAACAAATGTATTCGATAGTGCAGGTGATCTAATAGGTCACGATTCTGCATCCTTGGGATCATTGGTTCCTACCGTGACACTTGGTGCTGATGTAACTCAGACGGTAAATGAAGTAATGACTTCCTTGACTGGAATCGTACCTCCACTGGAACCAATTACTATTGTGTCTTTGGGTGGGTCTGCCGTAGATGCTATCGCAGGTGCTATAGTAGAAGCAAAAGAATCTAAAGCAACTATCCTCGCTAAGATCAACACCGTGGCAGGTGAAGCAAGTAAGCAAGCAGGTGGTGTTGGACAAGATGCATTGAAAGGCAGTGCCGACATGAAGAAGGTAATGCAGGAAAAGGATACATTAGTCGGTGAGGTTCTAGGTGCAGTAAGTGCCGTAGAAGGTCTTGCTGATACTGCCGCTGAAACTGCCGCAAATGCTGTAGGATCTGCGCTTGGTGGACTACAAGACAAATTAGAAACTAGTGTCGGTGACCTTACTGCATCTATTGAAAATGGAATGTCTGATGTATTGGGTGGCATTACCAAGGCAGTAGGCGAAGGTCTTTCTAATATTGTTGGTCAAGTTGCGGATGGATTATCTGATGTGGTAGGTTCATTACAAGTATTGGGAGAACAATTGACAGGCGCATTGAGGAGTGCTTTCGCAGGTGCGATAGGTGGGTTGCCATTATCTGATGAAAAGGTTTCCGAATTAACATTGCTTATGCAAAAGGGTGATGATGTTTCTAAGACTAAAGCGGCAGTGATACTGGCGCAAGCGGCAGATCCTAGTCCTGCTATGAAGAAGGTTATTGCAGACGCAGGTGATAATGCTTCTACTGTAACTGGTTTTAAAGAACTAGTAGAGTCTAAAGCAAGGGCGGCAGGTATTCCTACCGCAGAAGTACAGAAGTTTAGTGCTACTCAAGACAAGATTGAAGCATCATTAGAAGCAGTGACTACTACTATTGCAGGATCTAATGTATCCGAAGCAGGTACATTCTATAAAGAAGAAGTCGATCTAGCAGTCCTTGCCAAAAGATATAAAGAATCAAGTACTAAAGTATTCCCTTATGTTAACTCTAAGGAAGAACTTCAGTTAGAGATCCGCAAGACAACTCGTGATGTTAGTGAGATCGTAGTCCATGCCACCGAGAGTTACACCAATGCTAATATCGGTAGTGAAGAGATTCATATACGACACATCGAAGCAGGGCATGATGGTATTCAATATCACTATGTCATTAGGCGCGATGGTACACTACAACGTGGTATGCCAACGGATACTCCGAGTACTGCCAGTGCTATTCTGGGTCACGACAAGAACTGTATTGATGTTGTGTTGGTCGGTGGTGTTAACGTACCGTCCGAAGCAGACTATCCATTGTTAAATTTAAGTGCATCATCATTTACCCAAGCACAAATGAAGACTCTAGAAGCAATATGTGAATCATTCTACCTGAAAGTTTCGGGTGGTCAAGTGATGGGTCACAATGCTATAGATAGAAACTCTCAAGATCCATACTTTGATGTTGTGTCTTATGTCGAAAACAAGTTCGGCAAGAAGAGTGTGTACAAAGACCTTCTGACCGAAACATCATTATCACTGAAAGACTTGATTACGAAGAGAGCAGTATGACTACAACAACTAAAAAGGTATCGATAGGTGACAATCCCGCAGTAGAGAATACTGAAGGGGTACCAATTGATGGTTTCCAAGATCCCACAGGTGAGTATCCCAAGAGAGAATACCACTATGGATCTTCGATAAACAAATCTGCTCGTGGACTAAAGGTAGAGAACCTTTATCTGGGTGGTGGTACCGAAGGGGTATCGCTGAATCTAGAAGACCAAGAACCTTCTCGTTTCCCTTTCAACCAAGTCAAAGAGACTTCCTCTGGACATATCATCTCATACGATGATACTCCGGGCGGTGAACGCGTACTTATCAAACATCGTACAGGTGCAGGTGTAGAAGTTCGGGCAGATGGATCTGTCGTTATCTCTTCTTTGAATAACAAGGTTGAAGTAACTGGGGGTGACCAAACTGTTATTGTTGAAGGTAATGGTAAGTTGGTGTATAATGGTAACCTCAACTTAGAAGTTACTGGAGATTACAATGTCAATGTTGGGGGTGACTACAACGTCAACACTAACGGCAATCAAAACACCAAGGTAAGAAAGAACAACATAACCGAAGTAGGATTGAACACAAACTATCTTACCAAAGGAACTCATGTCCAGAAGACAGTAGAACACGAGTCGCGTATCGTATTAGGTAACGAGAATCATATCGTTAAGGGATACTGGAGAAACCAGATTGGTGCAGAGATCGAAATGTTCACTGGTAACCGTTTCCAAGTATCTGCCGAAGAAGAGTTTGCAATCACTGCACTCCAAGGTAATATCTCTGCGACTGAACTCTCAGTGATTGGTATGAAGGGTGTGATTGGTGGTGAGGCAGTTGAGTTTACATCTCCTGTCTATATGGGGCCAATGGGTGCCACACCATTTACTTCGGGTGCATCTTTCTATGGTTCATTCCACGGACAGGCACTAGAAGCAATCAAATCTAACTATGCATACAAAGCAGAGAATGCCAAGACTTCCGAGAAAGCAAGTAAGGAAAGTCCGGGACAACCAAGTGGTGGTGCCCCAGAAGTACCTACCAATATGGAAAGTCTTACCCCTGTTAAACCAGTACCAATTTGTGATGCGGTTTCGGGTATACTATCTGATGGTCATCTTTCTATCCGTGCAGTTTCCATCGATCCACTTGATGCATTGAGAAACTCGTTATTATTACGAGACGATTATGCAGGGTTGTTCGAGAAAGATCCAACCATTGATGAGATTAGATCAACGTTAAGAGATATAGCAAACCGAACAATTACGAATGAAGAAGGTAATAAGTTCGTTGATATACTAATACAGAACGAAGTGATAAGTGCCCAATGGGAAGCACCATTACCATTTAAGATAGGTCGTGTTGCAAAAGGAACTGCTACAACTCCAACATTCGGATACACCGCATTAGGTAACTCAATAGACCATAGAGGAAAGATATTCAAATGATAGTTTTACCTGACCAGAAGTTCAACCCTAACTTCCAAGACATAATATTGTCTAGTACGAAACTAGCACCGGGAGTTTCACTTGCTAAGTTCCTTGGCACCAAAGGCAACCCATGTAGTTTGACAACCGTACCCAAGTATCAGAATGACCAGACAGAACGGAAACAACTAGCACGGAACCTATACCTCCACGCAGAACTGTTCCGTAGTGTTAATGGTAATACTGATATGTTCAAGGACGTTCGTTTGATTGTGACCGAAGGTGTCTACCGTGGTGGCCCAATAGAAACAGTTGCAGGTGATAACCTCACTAAGCAAGAAGGTCGATTGGTAGTATATAAAGTAGTGGGAGAAGACGGAAAGATCGATTATGAGAGAACGTTTGATCTAGCAGTGTTTTGGAAAGACTACATGAACTATGATAAACTCTCATTAGAATACGATATGTGGAATCCCAATGGTGTACTGAATGCGCAGATTGCAGTCGAAACACCCAAGGTACCAGAGTCTTTTGATGTATCATTTGGTGGTAAAGTACAGACTAACTTTAATGGGTCGCTTTTATCGGCAGATGAACTCACAGAAGTTCTAGAAGATGTATAAATAGAACTATAAGAATTTTAGGATAGTAAGATGGCAAGAGCATTCTCAGTAGAAGACGGTAAACTTGATAACCAAGTCACGTTAAACGCTACAAACAATCGCGAGTACATAGACATTGATATGTCTTTCTCTGCGAAACCGACTGGTGACATTTATAAAAAGAATGCTGTGGCGGCAGTTAAGCAGTCACTCAAGAACCTATTAATGACAGCACGAACCGAGAAACCATTCCAAGCATACTTTGGATGTAATCTTAATTCGTATTTGTTTGAACTTGCAGACGCAGGAACAGTAGGTGAGATCAAGATTGCTATCCGAGAGAATGTAAGAGTGTATGAACCAAGGGTCGATCATAAGAAATTGGTCATCCGATGTGTATTGTCTCCAGACGATAACACACTTACAATAACATTAGTTTTTAACGTATTGAATTCTGGCGAACAATCAGAGTTCACAACACGACTGAATAGGTTACGATAATGGCAACAACAATACACAGTTCTTCTTTAGACTTCACAGCGATAAAGAATAATTTAAAGACATATTTACAGCAACAGTCTGAGTTTAAAGACTACGACTTTGAAGCGGCAGGTCTTTCAAATATTCTTGATGTGTTGGCATACAACACGCACATGAATGGACTGACTGCCAACTTTGCCTTGAACGAATCGTTCTTGAATACTGCACAGTTGAGATCCAGTGTTGTGTCACACGCAGAGACTTTGGGTTATGTTCCTGCGTCTAAGAGTGCCGCACAAGCGACAGTCAACCTATCCTTTAACATTGGTATCGACCAAGAAGATGTACCTGAGAAATTACAGGTATCTTCTGGTTATAAGTTTACCTCTTCTGTTAACGATGCGTCATATACATTCCAGACTCAAGAGTTAATCGAAGCAACAAACGATGGTAATAACTTCTTCCAATTCCAAACACTAGAGGGATCCACAGAGATTCCTGTCTTCGAAGGTATTGCTAAGACTAAGACTTTCTTCGCAGGTGAAGATGCCGAAGGTACGTTGTATATAATCCCAGATATAAACATGGATCGATCTACTGCTGTAGTAAAGGTATATGAGAGCGCAACTTCTGGTGACTTTACCTCTTACATTAACCTAGAGGTCGCAACTAACATTGACGTAACAACTCCTGCTTATATCCTCAAGGAAGCACCTAATGGATACTATGAGTTGTCGTTCGGTAATGGTTCTACTTTAGGTGCAGTACCTACCGCAGGTTCTAAGGTCACAATAGAATACTTATCAGTAGATGGTTCTAATGCCAACGGTGCAAGATTGTTCGAACCAGTTAATACTATCGAAGTAACTGAACCCACAAGTGGTATCGGTCTCGAACGATTACCTGTCGTATCTACTACTAACCGATCAGTCGGTGGTTCTGCCAAAGAGTCACTCGCATCTATTCGTAAGAACTCTCCTTATCGCTATGCCACACAGAACAGAATGGTAACCCATGCTGACTATGCATCATTAGTACTTCGTACATACGGTGCATTGATTGATGACATCATTGCGTGGGGTGGAGAAGATAACCTAGTACCAGAGTATGGTATAGCATTCCTCTCTATCAAGTTCAAGTCAGACGTAACTGACAGTCTCAAAGAAGTAACTAAAGACAACATCCGTGTGTTGGTTGATCAATTGTCAATTGCCTCCTTTGGATTGAAGTATACAGATCCAGTAGTAACTTTTATTGAAAACAATGTGTTCTTTCAGTATAACCCAGATTACACTAACTTGTCAATCAATGCTTTACAGGAATCTGTAAGAAACGTGATGACTAGTTACTATACGACTAACACTGGTAAGTTCGGACAAGCATTCAGACGTTCGCAACTACTCGCATTGATTGATGACGTGAGTCCTGCTATCCTATCTTCTCGTGCAGATGTTAGTATGCAACAACGTTTCACCCCCTCTGGTGGCGTAGAAGGTAACTTCAGTTTTGACTTCCCGACTCAAATATCTAATCCTCTGATTGATCAGAAGGTTATTACGTCTTCGGTATTCAAAAAGACTACTGCCAAAGGATTATTGAACTGTCAGATAGTAAACAAAGAGACAAAGAACATCGTAACGATTGATACACTAACATCGAACGTAGTTGTTGTTGGTAAAGTTAATACAGTTACTACTGCCGCACTTGGCGAGAATAATATAACTACCACGTCCTCTAGTACTCAAGAAGTTCAACAAGGTCTAGTATTACAGATCATTGATACTGGTACAGGTGATGTTGTTATAGACAACGTAGGATACTATGTTCCCGGAGCAGGTATAGTGCATCTAGTAGGATTCAAAGCAGACGAATCTACTGAGATCAAGATGAGCGTAATACCTGCCAACCAGAGTGCGATAGTACCAAATAGAGAATACATTCTCGAATACGATAACACTAGACTAAGTGCTAAAGGTCTGCGTACTACAGCGAGTAACTAATGCCAAAGAATACTATCTTAGATAAAACATTAGTAGACACGAATAGACGTGACATCAATCTTCGGGAACCCCAAGTTGAGTCCGTCTTACCCGATCATATTCTAGCAGAGTATCCGAAGTTTGTCTCGTTTCTAAAACACTACTATGACTTTGAGTCACAGAATACATCCTTAACTCGTTTCTTAAACAATATGTTCGAGACGAGGGATGTCACACAGACTGACAAAGATCTACTAAGTTATTTCGAAGACGAGTATCTATTAGGTCAGAACTACTTCAAAGGTTTCGTAGATAAGAGGACTGCTGTTAAGTACTCTAGTTATCTCTATAGAACCAAGGGTACTAGATACTCTATACAACAATTCTTCAAGACATTCTTTGACATTGAACCAGATGTGGTGTATACTAAACAATATATATTTACATTAAATGAATCAAAGGTAGGTGCAGAATCATCTAGATTTCTCACCGACAACAAATTATATCAAACCTTTGCTGTACAGATTAGATCAGAATTATCTATCGCACAGTGGAGAGATGCCTATAAGTTGATCGTTCATCCCGCAGGAATGTATCTTGGTGGACTTACACAGATCGTAGGTGCCGCAGGATTCGATAATGCTCAGTACGATCCGGGCGAAGCAATTAAACCACCAATCGTATTGGAAGGTCAGGCAGGATTCGAGAATCTGGCGTTCGAGCAGAACACCGCACTATTCGACTTTGGTATAACAAGTGACGCAGGTGCCGTATTGAAATTCAGAACTAGATTGGGTAGTAGCGCAGGTAAGGCACAAGATAGTGCAGATCTTGCACTAGGTATTCCACGCGGTAATGATTGGTCAGATCTTGAGAATCTTACTGTCGATAACCTTGACAGAATGTATTCTAGTCTTGGTGAGTACCTCACTCCAGATAGTCCAACGTTGGATGATGATAGTGATGGATCAACATTGTACAGTGGATTCGACTTATCTTCTAGCGAACTGATCGACCAAGAGACATTCACTTGGAACCCTGCTGTGACTAGGTTCGACTCTGATAACTCTGCATTGCTAGTTACAGATACAATAAATAGAGGAGCAATACGCTCCGTAGGCGATTCTGATTCTGAGATATCTTTGCGTGAGATAATCAGAAGAGGGATGTAAATAATAGTATAAATAGAAGTAATAATATTCGGGAAGTAAGATGACTAGACAAGTATTAAACAGAGGAACGATTGCGAATGATGGCACAGGCGATACGCTTCGCGGTGCCGCATTAAAGATCGAACAGAACATTATCGAGATCTACAATAAGTTAGGTGACGGTGATGCACTGACTCCTCTTATTGACTTTGACTCCAGTGGAATTATATTTAAAGATTCCGCAGGTGGATCATTCTCGTCTCGAATTGGTGTTGTTGCTCCGACTGCTAGTAACCTAATCTATGTCCCGAATGCTTCGGGTCAGTTGGTTATGGATGCCGCAACTCAGACACTCACCAATAAGACTCTGACTAGTGCGGTTCTTACCACTCCTCAGATCAACGACACTAGTGCTAATCACCAGTATGTTGTTGCAGTAAGTGAACTTGCCGCAGACAGGACAGTCACACTCCCATTGTTGGGTGCCGCAGATGAGTTTACATTCAATAGTCATACACAGACACTTGTTAACAAGACACTTACTGCTCCACGAATAGATAATATTCGTATGGGTGACGGTGATGGTATACTTGATAGTGCAGGTAACGAACAACTATTATTTGTTGCAGACTCCTCTTCTCCAGTTAACTATCTTCGCATTACAAGTGGACGTACCAATGTTGCACCGATACTTAAAGCAGTAGGCGAATCTACTACTTCATTGTCATTGCAAGGATCTGGTAATGGTGCTGTACAGATTGACTCTAAACTTGTTCTTAAAACACAAAGTGTGAGTGGTGCAGGTGCGTTAAGTGTTAATGTTCCAGTATCAATTATCGTGAATAATTCTGGTGCAGATTATACTCTACCCAATGGTACTCAGACTGGTGAAGTGAAGTATATAACCAACACAAAGAATGTCAATGCCGTTATCAAACCAACATCATCTAACATTGGTTCAGTTTCTACTATAACATTGACACAAAATGACTCAGTAATGCTTATGTGGTTCACCAACCAATGGGCAATAATAAATACATATGGTGCGTCTACTGGATCCTCTGATCCGGCAGTTGCGTAACAACATAAATTAGGAATAGATAAATGCCAGTAGTAACCGATACATTTAAAAAACAAGTCTTGGATGATCTCCTTGCCGATCAAGTCAGTGCGTCCATAAGATATTATGCCGCAATTGGTAGATCAGAAGACTGGAACGATTCGGATGTGGCAACTGTTCCTACGAATGATGCCGCAAGTGCGCGAGATGCTCGTGGTGGTTTCCAATCACTCAAACTTATTGAGGATGCCTCTTATGTCATTCCTCGTAGAATCTGGATTGCTAACCTGATCTATTCTGCCTTTGATGACAATGATGTTGGGTTCCCAGTGAATCCCTTCTATGCTATCAACGCTAACAACGAGATCTACGTTTGTTTGGAGCAGGGTAAGAAGCAGGATGGTACCTCTCAGTTGTCTACTATTCAACCTACAGGTAATACTATTGGTTCTCCTTTCCGTACTGCGGATGGATACACTTGGAAATTCCTATACTCTATTGGTGCATTGAGAGCAGACAAGTTCTTATCCTCTGCATATCAACCAGTACGGTATGTTGCCTCAACTGACTCAGACAGTCCTGCCGAAGATCTTCAACAAGAGATCGTACAGAACAATGCAATTCCGGGACAGATCTTAGGATACGCAATCACCAACGGTGGTACTGGTTATACTTCTACTCCTACAGTAAGCATTATCGGTAACGGTACTAACGCAAGAGCATATGCAGTTAAGTCTGGTGAAGTAATCATCGACATTAAAGTTGTAGCAGATAGTTCTGGCAACTCTAGTGCGTCTTACTTCGGTAAAGACTATGACTATGCTAACGTAGTTATTACTGGTGGTGGCGGTGACTCGTGTACTGCACGTCCTATTATAGGACAACGTGATGGTATCGGTGCTAACCCAGTAATTGATCTTAAATCAAATGGTATGATGTTTAATACAAAACCAGAAGGAATAGAAGGTGGTGACTTTGTTACAGGTGATGAGATCTTCCGTCAAGTATCACTCGTTCGTAATCCTCGTGTTGACTCTGCAAATGGGACTCTTCTCACTTCTACCACCGCTAGGGTCTTAGACAAGATTCGATTCAACTCTGGTGCGTTCTTGAAGTCTACTGTACAGAAGTCTACCATTAGTGGTGCGACCTCTGGTGCTACAGCAATTCTTGATGACACAAATGATTCGGATACTGTATGGTATCACCAGAATACAA